GATCTTCTCATTACGTAGTGCAGGGAATAATAAGCGCTGTTGAAAGTTGATAAGGCCAAATGGACTTCGGGATCCGTAATCAACTGGGAGCTCTACTCTAACCCAGTTAGTCGGATTAGTGTCAGGCATATATAAAAAGGTAAAGCCCTCGTCGTGGGCATAGCAAATACCATTATTATGGACTTGGATACCTCTAAGTAATTGACCTGAGTTATCCCCTACTTTTTGGAAGTTAGTAGCTTTAAAAACATACGGATTGCCAAGCTCGCTATACCAACCGTAATTAAGATTAGAAGGATCGTTACAAAAAATGCGATCAGCAAATGTAACACAGAAGCCATAGTTTGGAGGTACACCCTGATCGGTTGGGGCATCCCCTCCAAGTTCGGCATCGTCGTTATTGTCGGTGTAACTAGTAGTGGTGTTATCATTAATTGTCGCGACAAGTTTATAAGTACTACCACCAGCTTCCGTCCTGTATAATCGTCGGGTTGATATGCCAAAGCTTTGTGGGGCCACAGGGATGCTTGTTACTGATATCTCTTCACTTGCTGCCGTGAAGGTGGCCATAATAGGGCCTACATCGCTTTCAACAGACTGACTATTAACAAACGTTAGCCGATAAAGGTAGTCTCCTGTTAAAGTCCCATTAGAGCTTGTCGCTGCCGTCATTGTAGAAGTGGGAGGATAAACCCCATGTCTAGTGAAATCGGTCCCATTCCATTTATAAGGGATCACGCCCCCATTTCCACAAAATAATTGATTTTCATACTCACACGATCCCACCCTAATACCAGCTGTAAAAACTGACTGGGCAGATCCTATTGTGATAAAAGATGTCCCTTGAAGATCCCATGCTGATCCACCAGCAAACGCGACCATGGTCTCACTGCCTGAGTTATCGTGCCTTGTATAAAGCCCATCCCCTACAAAGGATCCAATAGAGGCCGTATTTAATTTAGACGTCCCCTCTCTTGTTGAGACTGTCCCATCTTCAAAGACTACGTTTTGGCAGTCTGGACTTTCATTATCCTGTATAGTGGACACAGGGAATCTAGAGTTAAGGCCACCATCAAGGGTAATAATCCCATCGCCTATATTGGGGTAAATTTTTGTAAAAGGCTTAGTCATACTGATCCCATTACTGTCCATGGCCTTGCATCGGTATTTTTAACAATAGCAAAGCGATCCCCTCTTTTTTTCTTAGCGCGCCATTGAAGGACATCTAAAAGACCTCTCTCAAACGAGTCCTTATAGTCTTTAGCTACTGCCATGTTTTGATCTTTAACGGCCATACGATAAAGCGTATGATCCATAATGATTGGGTGCCATTGCTCATCTACACTAAAGGCACCTGTTGCCGATTGCCTTGTAGGTCTTACAATGGCCCTAACTTTTATATAGTCTGTCCCATCTGTGTCAGGAGTCGGATATAAAATAAAAACGTCATTCCATTGGATGTAATATTGAGGCTCGCCAGAAGTCGTTGAGTCCTCGTCCATAGCGGTTAAGGCGTCCCACTCTCCAAAGCTAATAGGTTGAAGTTTTGCTCCATTATAAGTTAAGCGCTTTATCTGAATAGCATTTGTGGGGTAGTCATACTCGCTTTGGCCATTTACTGAGTCGGTAGTGAATGTCCTTTCTATGTCTAGTCCATTGCGAGCAATAGCTAGCTCAGCAATATAGGCATAACCAAGTAATTCATTATCTGACCAAAATGTGTCCCCTACTGCGTTATAGCTCTCTCTGGCCAAAGTTAAAAATTCCGTAATTGTCATGTCTCATCCCAATCGTAGTCTGGACTACTAACAGGAGACCAGGTCGAGTCCTCTTCTGTTTGTTGAGTCCAAGAAGTTAAGGATCTGTTTTCTGCATTTTTTGGAGGGAAGTTATAAAACCAACCTGAGCCGTCCCCCACTAGTTCGCTAGTCGTCCAATCCCCTATAAAGCTAAGTGAGTTAGTTCTAACAATACTAAGGTTTTTAAAAATGTCTGTGTCTGGGGTAATTGAATTAGATAAGACTTTACCTATTTGGACATCTAGATCATTAGTGTCGCCATAGGTGTCAGTGCCATAAACAGCGGTATTATAGTAAGCAGGCTCAGGCCCAAAAAATGAGAGGGTATTGGATATCGATTTTGTCTGATCGGCCATAATCCCCCCATGTTATTCCTTAGGCTATCGTAATCTGGGCAGTGACGGTTAAAGTGTCGTTACTGCCGATTGATAAGGTACTCTCTGTGTCCCTACTTAAAATCGTGCCCCCTGTATTGCTTGAGAAAATTCCATACTCGCTAACTTGACCAGCTGCCGAGCCAGTGGCAAAGGTCGCGACAACTTGATAAATTTGATTAGACAAATAACTAACCGTCCCTGTGTGACGGCCAATTTCTGTCCCTAGGTCTGTGTCTGTGTCGGCCTCTGCTGAATTGTCGGATCCCACCGCTAGATATTTCATCGTAAAGGTGGAGGCCCCAGCACAAGCAGAGCTAAGAAAAGAAGCAAGAAACTCTTTACCAACAGAAGTAATAACGTTGTGACCTTGGACTTGCCCTTTAATTTCGCCATTAGGGCCCCTACAAATTGCTGTGTAATAACCCTTTAGCTCCATTATTTACCTGCCAGTCTTTTTTTGTACTCGTCTTTATCAAGGATTTGGTCTAGGTGCATTTCAGTGATATGAGCGTCCAGGTCTTTTTTATCTTTACCGATAAAAGAACAACCCTGACATCTATGGGAGTCAATTGTCTTTAACTCTTGCTTCCCAATAGGCTCAATCCTAATCATTTTGTAGCTCTCTGGTTTTTGGACTCCTCCCCCATCTTTAATAATCGGTCGGTACTGCCCTTTAAATTTAATGGCCTTTTCCTCGTCCATTGTAATAAAGTGTCCGGCCTTAATTGAAATGTGGTAGTCCTCAAATGGCTCTGTGTAGTCTAAATGATTATCATTCCATACCTTAACCATGCTCATAAAATCTCCATATAAAATAATTAAGAACAGTAAAAGACATAACTCATAGTAGAGTCTGTTACTCCACTTGTGTTTTCGACTTTTACAAAACTAAGCCCACTAGGAAGTTTAACGACCTTCCCGTTAGGGGCCAATATTTGTACCACATTATCACCACCATCTGCCTCATCAATTAAGTGAAGCCTATGGAAGTTACCTGATTCATCGTCACTTACTTGAATGTAATGAGTCCCACCACTAGCGTGAGATGGGATTTCTAAAAAGATATGATCCCAGCTATGGCCTCCTAAGGCGAAGGCGCTTGTAGAAGTACTACCTGACGATAAATCAATTTCAAAACTCTTAGCTTTAGGGCCAAACATATAGGCCTCCTATCTTCCATAAGCGTAAATGAAAAAATGGTCACCAGAAGCAACGCCACTTACACCAACAGATCCATTAGAGGCAGTCCCACTAGAGTCTGTATTTTTAACCATTGAATAAGCACTAGTCGCCACAGACTGAATGCCTACAGAGAAGTGATCGACTATATCAAGCCCAGTGGTCACATTGTCTTCGGCACCAGAAGCAACGTAAGAGATGACGTGCAATCTCTTATTGCCAAAAAGTTGTTTATCAATAACAGAGACGCTCATTTATCTCTCCTAATAAAGAATGAAGTTAGATGGTTTTTCAGGCGTTTTTGCCTGAGCTTCCATGTCCCAATGCATGTGATACATTCGGATAAAATATTCCAAAGGCATTTGCTTAATATCAGCTATATTACCTTCGGGGTAAGCACCTAGTGTGCCCCCTTCTGTGGCATTTACATAAATCCCTGGTACTGTTTGTGCCATCCAATCGAAAAACGATTTGAAATTAAAGTATGACCGCCAAGTTAAAACTTTGTTGCCATAAACATCAATCCCTCTCATAGCATTTCCTACTTTCGCATAAGTCTCATCCTTCCATGGATGAAATTCTTTAGCGTAAGAAAAGGAAAAATCAGCACCAGTAAAACAAATAGGGTTACATCCAAAAAAGGCCTTAGCGATATAAACACAGGCCCCTAAGACGTTGCCCCCACTTGAGACGTAGCAATTGAAATCCTCAATGGCCTTCATCTCTTTACATATCTGCTTATCGGGGACGCTACAGTTGAAAAAAAGGATTTCTCCCTTCCATGCTTCTAAAAGCTTTGGACTTGAGCCTATGTAGGCAATAAGCGTTTTATCCTTTGTGCTCTCAAGATATTCTTTGGGGGATTTCAAACCACCTTTGGATATTTCATCGATGGTTATCTCACCTGCGTCTAAAGAGACATAATACTTAGGCCGTACTCCATTATCCTCATTGTAGTGGTAGTTGTGTAGACAACTAATAATAGGAATTTCCATAGGGACTTCAACAGTCTTACCTAGGACGTCCTTCCTAATAAAAGTCGGTCTATGTAGCTTGATATTATTTCTCAAGCTAGGGCCACTACCCTGGGCAATAATGGGTTGCCTAGCGTACTTACCCCACAAATTTCCTAAGGATCTCTTTTTGAAAGGGCCATACTTTTTATGATTGGCCTTAGCATTTCCAACCCAGACTTTATGCCAGCTGTTAACTGTCAAACCGTCATTTGAGCACGCTTGTTTAAAAAGATTCTCTCTAGGGGTGGGGGACTTAGGGATATAATTCATATATTCAAAGTCCATTTCAACTGTACGCATTACCATGATAAAAGCTCCTATAAAATAATTATGAGGCAGTTTTAAGTCTTACCTAGGACAAGGCAGTCCCTTTCAGGACGCTGCCTAACTTTAAATACCTGATCGGATCATGGCATAAAAAGAGCCACCAGAAGCAGTGTCAACGTCAAGGCCAAATCCAACAACGTTGAATGTCCCTACGCCCACAGCATCGGTAACTGGGTATGCCTGGTGAAATGTCCCGTCCTTAGATAAGGCAAGAGCAACATAATCACCTGTGATAGTTGAATCAGCATCGTTTTCAACGCTCACAAATCCTCTAGTCATAACCCAACCGTAAGTGTCAGTTGTTAAAGTCGCATGCTTAACAACCCCTACGAATGGATGAGCAGTGTCGGTCAAAGAAGTAACGGCCACTGAATATCCAGAAGCACCAGTTACAATCTTAAGACCGTAAGAAGGTGAAGCTTGAGAGCCCCCTGCATTGAAGCAGTAGACATACTCCTCACCTTTCCATACTCGTCTAGATCCAAGATCTACACTATTGGTGGCCGTTACGGCCGAGACGCTCTCCTCGAAAGATAAAGCGTCAAATACTGTGTCCATATCTGCCATAATTAAATCCTCCTACTAACTAGCGATCGCAGATAATCTTGCGTGCATTCTGTTGTTTGAAGAACAGAGATTACCAGCAAAGAAAATCTTACTTACGCGGATGTTTTGGTTAATAGGTTTTGCGAAAGGCTCATCTCTAAAGAATTCATCTTTATGCACTTTAAGCATCAAGTAATTCTCATTTAAAAAGAAAAGGTTACTGGCCGGGCAATGGCTATCTGACAAAATCGGGATGCCATTAAACATAAGGCTAGTAAACCCTGCTCTAGCAGTGTCTTTATCTTGAAAGCGTTGAGCAGGTTGTAGCAAGTTATAATAAAGATTATAAATTGTACGAGTAGTGAACCCAACTGTTGGTACATCGTTGCCAATAGCAGCTGCATTGTACTGTGTCTGTAAAGCTGACATAGTTAATACAGTAGAGGTGCTATCAACTTGTGCTTGCCACCAAGAGTTAGTTGATTGAGAAATCCCACCAACTGTATTAGCAGTAGCTACAATGTGACGTAGACCGTGAAGCGCTTTAGCAACACTGCCGTCATTATACATGGCCGTACCAAGGATATCAGCTAAGTTTTTCTCAGCAATTTCCATTTTAGATTTGGCCAAAGACAATTTAGCTGAGTCCCCAGAGTTTTTAATCTCTTCCAAACGAGAAATAGAGACAGCTGTATAAGCTTGTCGCCACTCGTATTGGGCCGCAGTTATTTGGTCATTATCTGAGATATTAAGAGTGTCATTGCCAGAATACCACCCACTAGCAGTAGGTGTAGCATAGTTGAGGGGTACCATGATAGAGTCCCCACCATCTAGCTTCATTAAACTCTTACGTCTAGTTCGTTCAAAGTATGGATTGGAGTCAAATATATTGTCAGCAAGTTTTTTTACAAACTTTTTTGACGTGATCGCCCCAACCTGATCCCATGTTAAATTCATGAGTCGATCCTCCTTGATTGTTATTAATCAGCAACGCCCACCTCTTCCATGGCCTCTTTGAGTACATCGTCCCACGTTTGGTTACGTGTAGGCTCAGTAGGCAAGTATTTCTTTAGGGGATCGGGTGTCTCACCTAGAAGCCCTAATTTTTGATTGCGCTGAACCGTTTTGATGGTCTCATCTTTGGCCTTACTCACTGAGTGATTGAGTAGGTCGTCAAACATTAAATCGCGAAATGCTGCCTTAAAAGAATTGGTGCCAATCTTCTGGGCGTGCTCAAGGACTTTTAACTCTAAGTGTTTTCCGTTGGAATCAACGTTCGTCCAATCTAGGTCAGGGTATAGCTGACGGATTGAATCGACCTCACTTGCGAGTTTTTGATCCTCTTGCTCAATTCTGGCCTGCTCTTCTTTTTGAGTTAGGCCATTTTTGAACTCGCGCAATTCGCTTATCTCTTTTTGCAATCCTTGCAACACATTTTGGACTTCTGGAGGGAGGTCGCCCGTTGGGGTAGGACTTTCCTGTTGTCCTTGTTGCGCTTCCTGGTAGCCTTGTTGAACTCTTGACCACCAGTCAGGGTTGGATTGCGCGTACTCATCAATTTTTTGGTATAACTGATATTTTTCGTTGAACTGATTTTGCTTACTAATGAATTCATCCTGCTTGGTTTTGAATTCATTTGTAAGACGGCCGTAATCATATCCCTGTGATGCCCACTGTCTCACTTGATCTTCTGTGGCCTCTATCTCTTTGCCATTCGCTTTAAATCGTAAGAATGGCGCATTAGTATTGGTCTCAGTAGGAGTGGACTGTGCCCCTTCCATGGGTGCTTCGTTTTCCGAAGGAGGGTTAACGGTCATATCGCCAACTAGTTGATCGATTTGATCGTCAGTTAAACCAAAATTTTCTTCCATGATAAAACAATCCTATAAAATAATTATGCTGGTAAAACTGATCCTTGGTCGACAAATTCCATAGGGGTATTGCCCCCACCACCTGCTTTTTGCCCCTCTTCTTTAGGGCCTGCTCCAAGTGATTGCCCAACAAAGGATCTATATTGCTGTAAAATATTTGCAAGGACTTGCTTATCTTCTGGACTGGCCACTTGACTTTGATCAAGTACGTCAAGTAATTGTACCATTTGATCATGGACATTACTGACAAGCTCTTTAACCCCACCTTGAGGTTGGGGGGCTTGTGCTTGATCTTGTGGCATATCACCAGGCATAAGTAATCCTCTTTAAAATAAGTCAATGATTAGGAAATAAGATAAATGATAAAATAATTATTGGATTTGAGCTTGCGCGGCCTGAGCTTGTGCCTGTTCGGCAGCGGTTACTCTCTCTAGCACGCCTTCCCAGTTAGGGTGGTCTATGCCTTTAAGTACCTCTTCTCTATCAATAATGCCGTCTCTATACAGCGCTATTAACTTAGATTCTTTGGCCGTCTTACTAAATGGTAATAATGAGCCAGTTACTACCTTTACGTCAAGTTGTCCTGATAAAGGTATGATTTCTGGACTCCCATCGGGCACAGGCCGTCCTAACTCATTCTCAGTGAAATTTTGACGTTTGGCAAATACTTGTCCTTGATCGTCCTCTTGAAATTCTACTTTAAAAAATTGTTGAGCATCCTGGTTATTCGTAATCCTAACCACCCTAGGAGTATTATAAAATTGAAGTACCCTGGATACATACATTTGTCCTATGTCGTTAAGCATTACATCTAAATTGCGTGACTTTTGCCTGATCCTTGTCTGTGCTGCCTCTTGTAATTGATCAATAGCAAAACCACTTGCTCCAGTCGTTGGACTAATCCCCTTAGAGACATCGGTGGATCCACTGATATCATCAAAATAGGATTTCATCCTATCAATGATCTGAATAACATAAGGCTGTAACTGGACTCCCTCTTCTCTTCTAAACTCTGATCCTGGGTTTTTTGTCACAATAAGACCAGGCTCATTGTAGACCATATCGGGATCAATGCCTGTATTGGTGTCCATAACAATAATAGGATTGCCCATCATTGTTAGGATATCTAAAACAAAGCTAATAAGTTTATTAAAAGTTTTTTGAGGCCCTTCTAATTGCTCTACT